AAACATTATTGAATTGAGTGAGTAAAAAATCTCGTAATTTCTTGCGCCAATTTACCATTGTTCAACCACTTTTCCTAAAAACTGTTCACCCATCTCAAGTGCGCTGTATAAGAAATGGTCAGCTATCTCATTGTGAGCCGTGTAATCCGCCGCAATACCCACTAAAGCGTCATTCCCCTCTAAATCCGCCATACCGTTCACCCGATGAAATGACATATAACCCGTTTTAGATGACCGATAAAACCCCGATGGGGTGACTGACCCGTAAGTGTTTATTTCTTGAGTGACTATATAAATTGTCTCTCGCATAACCCCACTATCAATTCGACCCACCGATTCAATGTTTTGACGAGTTTGTTCAGCAATCGCCTGCGCCAATCCCCCAATGTTGAGGGCTTTATGGGCTTTTTGGATAACACCGTCAATATTGAATTTATTGCCCATACGGTTTTCCTCTCAAGTAAGGGGCGTAATAAGGGATAGTGTTAGGTAGGGTTCTTTGTGGTACATTTAACGTAAACAATGACAAATTTGGTGCTGTACGCGGGTCAGGTGTAAAATTTACAAGTTTAGTATAACGATGCTCGTCCCATCGTTTAGCGTTACTCATAATTATCTGATTTGGCGATGTACTATAGCCAATAAGCGTGTTATCGGATATGTAATTTGATGTCGCATACGCTGTATTAGTGTCATCATTGCCGTCAACCCATGACGCACCATCTAATGCAATCGCCACCCTACCCGTTGAAGATGTTGAACGCACGTAAGTCACATAAAGATGATACCATTTATTCAAAGATAACGCGGTATTTATTGTAGCAGTAGTTGGGTTAATCGAATTTGATTTGTTAAGCGATGCGACAATAGCTGATGAAGTGATATAAAAATAAAAATAAGCAGGATTGGGGGTTATCCAATAGAGGTAATTCAAATAATAAGTTCCAATTATAGGAGTTATCAAATATATCCAACACTCAAAAGAGAATCCAGGGTCAGATGTTACGCCAAAGATTCGTAAATCCCAATCACAATATCCATCGTTGTTAATTAACCCTCTGTTATTTAATTTAATACCTTGATTGGTATAAGTCATTTCACCCGTAAAAGGGTGAAAATCAGTCGTGTACCAAACGGGAAGGATTTCATTGGGTTTAATAGAGCGAGGCATATTTTTTCCAAAATCCAATTCCCATAACAATGAGTAAGCCATTATACGTACACTCCCCATCGGGGTATCATCGTAATTATGTGGTCGGCGGCGGTGGTACTAAAGGCTTGATTCGTACCATTATAAACAACAGGCTGAACGTAACGCGCTATGGGGTAAATAGGCAATGTAATATAAAGCGTAGTTGTTACGGCATCACAAGCAATAAAGCCCAACTGAGTGAATTGAGGGGATTTTGCTAATAATGTAGCCCCTGCAATTGAGGTAGCGACCTCAGTATAACCGCCACTTCCCGTCCCTGTTAAGGCATTAGCCCATACTAAATAGAGATTAACAAAAGTTCCTGCGTTTGGGGCAACGGCGAATTTCCACGTAAAATGAAGTGCCATCTCACGAGGATAGCCCCCATTACTCCACAAATCGGCTCTTGCTCCAATACAGGCGGTGGCAGCCGCTAATGACGTTAAGTTCGCCATTCCATACGTACCGCCTGACGGTTTCCACGTTACGTTAGTCCCTTCTACGATTACCTCTTTACTCATACTATTTCCTCCCCCGTTACTAGTTGCTGTCTTGCAAAAATAATATCCATCTCAGATACCGCCCCAATACCCTCAACATCTAACACACTGCGCCTATTCATCTTGAGTGCCGTCAGCCCCGCCTTGTGAGCGTCAGTCAAAAAGGGGAAATAAACCATCATAACCAATAGCCCGTTAAAGGTGCTTAACGCTACATTACCCCATATTGCATTTCTGAAATTCTTTATTTCAAATAATACGGCTTTAAGTTGTTCAGGGGTGGCTTCATTTTGATACATCATTTCTACAGGATAGTTAAGAAAATTGGTACTTAAAAATCTATCAATCTCATTAACGGGAATATCGCCCTCTTGAGTTAAGGCGGTTAATTGAGTGACTAACTCTATGGGTGGTATATCGTTATACTCAGGATGTGCTAATAAAAAATCTGCTAATTTTTGAATCGTGGGTGTCATTTTGTTACCTTAATTACTTGAATTACAATACCTGTCGACCCCTTGATGGGAGTTCCTGAAATGTTAAATAAAATGGGGTCAATCGGTTGTCCATAACGATGAGTTAATAAAATTTGGTCTAACCCTGAAATTTCAGTATCAATAGATAATCGGATTTCGGCACTCATTGTTGATACTTCGGTGTTACCCATAGTTTCGCCCACCGATTTAGGCTTAAAGCCACAGGCAACACCTACTATATCGGCAAACCCGTCCTCTTTATAACCGTAATTATCCTGTATGCCGTGTGTGTATTTTTTAATCGTAACAGTATCGTGGAGAGATGTCTGTTGAATGGAACGCAGTGCGGCTAAATCGGTGTCGGACAATATGGGCATTTTAGGAGAGGTCTAGTTCGTAATAATAACTTGATAGTCTTTAACGGTTACTTTAGGGATTGATTTAACAATATGTCCTTTAGCTTTACTGAGACAAATTGTCCGTTGCTCTAAATATTGTTTATGTAATTGACTTTTGTTAAATGTTCCCCCATCGGCACTAAAATCAAAGGCCATCACAGTAGCGGCTTTTTCAAGCCAAATGTCGGCAGCAACAGCATAAACATCATTGTTATTTTCCGTTAAGAGTTCAGTTAAAATCTCATCGGTGTAAATTTCTGATGATTGCTCATTGACTAATCGCCTTAATTTGGCAAGGTTACTCATTCAGCCGCCTTACGTCCACGTTTTTTCTTTTGAGGAATTTCTTCGTTATCAATTTCAAATTCCAATTCCAACGGCTCACTCTCAATTACATCATCATCAATTACAGGTGGTGTTGTAATTTCTTGAATACGGACGGTTTTAGATTGTGTCGTTAACACAATAGAGTCAGGATATTGCTCTAATACCCGTTTATACGTGGACTCTGTGATATTTAACACATTCCCATTTCGGCGTAATTTGTTATTTATCATTATCGGGGTTTCATTAACCACACGAATTTGTACCATTTTGTTACCTTTCCCTCTGAGAGTGAGGTAATGTTAATCATTACCTCACTCTCAATTAACTACGCAGTAATTTTGAAATAGCTGACTTTCTCAGGAACGGGGGCAGCGATAGCATTGTACTCTACCACAAACCATTCTTGACTATCAATTAACAACCCTTGAGCGTCTCGCTTCATTTGAGGCCCCTTAAGTTGCATTGGTTTGAACACGGAGTACAAAACCGCTTCCCGATTACCGACTAAGCCGTAACTGTCCGCCACTAAAGGACTTTGGAACACCTCAAGACCTTTGAAACGACCCACATTTCCTTCGGGAGTTAAAAAGCCATCTGCCCTCATACCCGCCGCAGTAAATGACGGTGAATTGGATAAACGGTCACAGTTTGATAAACTCAGTAACAAAAAGTCGGGCTTGTAAAATCTATCACCCACCAAAGTTTTCGCCGTCCCAATCAAGTTAGTCAACGCCACTAAATCACCCACCCCACTATTCCACGAACCTGCATTGTTGTTACGAACAGATAAAGCGGCACTCGTTGCTTCGGCAAATAACGCCCCATCAATCTTGTTACGAATATCTAACACCAATGCCTCTAAGGTTCGTTTCAAGATATTATCATTTGCTAACGCTTGAGTGAACAGGATTGATTCGTCTGTGAGTAACGTTGCTAATCGGACGGCAGTGGCGGTCATTGTAATCGGGGTTTGGGTTAAACCCGCCCCTTGAATACCCATACCCTCACCCTGTCTAATCGCCTCATAAACGTAATCTATCGCTAATACATCAGTGGGGACAATATCTCCCCCTGTAACGGCCATAATTGTCCCATCGGTATATTTCACGATGTAATCATCGCCTTCAATGAAGGTGGTTACACCTTTTGTTACGACCACACTACCAAATGTAATTTGTGCGCCCACTAATTTTACAGGTTTTTCTAAGGATACGATGGTTACGGTTTCATTAATGATAGTGACGGTTTTACCTGTATCACCTTTGAAATAACTGTAATAACGTCTTTCAATGGGGGCGGACATCATATCGGTAGCGAACATTCCCGTTGCAATCAAATCAGGGACGGCTTGAGCGATAACGCCTATCATCAATGAGTACGGTAAATTCAAGTCAGCCGTTGTAACGGTATCGCTAAAGCGTTGATATTCGTTAATCAAGTTTCGCTTAATCTCACTGTTATTTAGAGCGTGGTCAAGATAACGGGCAGCAAAGGCTTCGTTGGCATTTTTAGGTTTGGTCATTTCCCATCGTTTACCGACAGAGGTGCGTTGCATACGGTCAATGAGTAACGTGGCGGGGCGCATAAATTCAGGGTGTCCTGTTTCGTTCTCAAATACGGAACTAACGGCGATTTGACTTTTAACAACCGCCCCTTGATTGACTTTTGCGGTATCAACCATCACTTTCTCGAACATCTTGATTTGATTGACTACTAAAGCGGTTGCTTGTTCGGGACTGACGGGATTTAGAGTAAATACAGAATCTCTGATACCTTGTTTGGTTACGACCTCAAATTTAGTTTTGTTTAACTCTAAATCAATCGCCTTGTTGATAGCATCGGTCAATTTGATTTTATCCGCTTCCGCCGCCTTTCTTTTATGGTCAGTTAATGAACTGAGTAAATCATCCGTCTCACTTAACCCTAAAGCGTCACGTAATGCTTTTTGTTCCTGCGCCACAATAGAGGCAATTTTTTGTTGATGTGCCTCTTGTTCTCTGCGGATTGCCTCTTGTTCGGCATCAGCAATTCTTTGAGCCGCATCTTGTTCTCTGCGGATTGCCTCTTGTTGCGCCTCATACTCTGCTACGATTTTATTGTATAAAGCGGGCATTTTAGTTTGAATACTCTCAACGTTATCATCAACAGGAGTTTGTACAGTTGTCATAATTTGTTTACTCTCCAAAGTTTGTACCCGCCCGTTGGCATCGGCGGGATTAAGTACGAAATCAAAACCTTCTAAATGCAATTCAGTCACTTGATAAGCAATATCGTTCATCATATCGATGGGTTCTACCACCCCATACGCTCTCATTGAAATTCCTACCCGCAAACCCATCGCTATAAGATTCTCAATTTGTTTCCCTTTGTCGGGTGATAGTAACCCCGCCAATTCTACAATGTTGCCATTTAACGCAATACTCGTCCAATTAACGGCAACGTCCTCTAATTCTGCCTCATACTCAGGGTGGTCAATTTGTCCTGTCAATGAACCACCCGCCGCAAATTTGGCAATCATCTCGTCAATTGCGGCACGTAATACGGGTGTTGGATAAATACGCCGATTGGCATTGATGGTGTTTCCCGTAGTCCCAATTCCTGTAATGCGGCGTGGAGTAAGACCATTCCCTGCGGCATCTTTAAGTTTGGGCGAATCGACATTGAGCTTAACGCCATCTAGCGGCTCAATTATTTTTATAAGTTGTCCCATAATGTTACCAAAAAAAACGGGCATAGATTGAAGTAATTCACGCTATGCCCGTTGAGGAGGAACACCTCCCGATAGGTTTCTATTTATTTTTTATATAATACCACATTACTCAGATAATCACAAAATCCTTTTAAGTTCTTTACATTTTCCCCTCAATTCTTTCAAAGTCAAATCTCCACGAATGGAATTATTTAGAATCCAATCGTAAATGATTGTTTCATCGTGGGTCATTCGGATATACCCTTGCTTTTTTAATTCAGGGTCAATGACTTTAATAATATGGATTAACAATCGTCTTACGGTAATCCATACTTGAGGGCTTGTACTATCGTTCATTGTGTAACCGTATCTTTTGCTCCCAATAGACCCTGTAAGATAATGGCATTAACCATTTCTTCATCATTGAACTTGATTTCGAGGGTTAAGTGAGGCGGCCATAAATTTTTAGCTAATAGTTGTTTTTCTATGAGTGGAGTGATTAAACTGTCAATGACCCATCTCCGTCCTGCCCTGACACGCATATAATACTGAGTGAGTTTGAACGGTAATCCACTATCAGATAAACTACCACCTCCAGGCAGATAATCAAATAACACTGTCGGCGCAGGACTTGCCGCTAACATCGCCCTAACGTGCAACTCCACGTCATCTAACGCCCCAATACCACCCCCCGTATTTAAGACCTCTACTCCCGCCCCCGCCCCACCTGTTACAAAATACTGCGCCACCGCCTCATAAGGATTTTCGATTGACATTTGATTTAAGGATTGATATTCTTGAATTTCTTGTAATGAATATCCTGTTAAGTGGTGAACCAATGTTTTTTGAGCGTAAAATAGGCGGTTCATTGAAACATTTTGTTCAGCACGTCCTAATTTCTCAGCGGCATCAATTGCTGCCGCAAACGTAGGAGTACCATACCGACTTTTTTTTAAGTGATTATTACGAAGGTGTATCATTTGCCATAAAGGAAACCATACCACTTCGGAGTCTTTGGGGGTATCGCCGTAATAATTATCGCTATAAAAGAACATTTTGGCGGGGTCGTAGGGAACGTCATTATCGTTGGTGTGACGGTACATATACAGTTGGGCTTTTGAGGATAAGGCAACTATATCGCCTTCGCTGTTATAAGATACTTCGAGAAATACGTCACCATTTACGAAACAGTCTATTAAAGGGATATTTAACTCACTGTTGAGATTTAAGCGTTTAATCATATCATCAATGATTTGTTGAGCCTTCTCTTTATTCTCACTCAAGACCGCATCCGTCACCGTTACCGTAAATCCCGTCCCCATCAAATCTGACGCATACATCTGTATCGGCTCTGCTACTCTCGCATCACGAGCATATAACTCCCGACAAGACCGTATGGTCGTTATCCGATTTCTAATCTCCCTGTCCTGTAACAAGCCTTTAGACATCTTATTTTGCGGTAAGTCTAACGTTGATGTTACATCTTGTTTGGTATAATATTTCTTAAATAGATTGGCTAATGATTGGAGTATACCCATAAATAGCATTATACTCAGTAATTCTAATTTCAGCCAATAATGTAATACAAATAAAAAGAGCCTTCGTAATGAAGGCTCTACTCACTCAATTTATCTTACTCCCACAGGTCGCTTTGATTAAAGCTATCGTAATCTAAGTCTAAATCGTCATCGTCAAGGGCATACCCCACTTCTAATTCAAGTTGAGTTTCTGCGGCCATTTTCTCAAGGGTAACGATACATTGCTCATACGTTACCCCTAACGGTATTACTTCGCCTTCTGCCTTAAAAGTTACAATCCCCTCAACTATTTTAAGGGTGAAGTTGTTGTAATAAAGGTCAGGGTAGTTTTGTTTTAATTTGTTCCTTAATTGTTCTAACATTTTATAACCCCCACAATTCTTTCGTAGCAGTTTTGTAAGCAGTTTCAATCATTTGAGCCTTCAAGACCGCCACATCTTGACTAATTAACTGCTGTAACATCGGTATACTAATCCCTACCGTGATTTTGGAACTTTGAATGACCGTCCCATCGCTCACTGTGATGAACCCCTGAACTTCGGTGGCAGTCACGAGAGCCATTTCTACTGTTGCCGTCTCATCTAATTGCACTAACAATGTGTTGATTACTTTATCATAAAAGTTTTGAATGATTTTATCGAATGTCATTTTTTAATTCCTCTAATTGATTTGATGATACCATTATACCATACTTATCTCAATTTGTCAATAAGGAATATCTAATTTATTCAAACTTTAAGGTTATTTATATTTATATCGGTATTATAATTTGTCAATAGGGGTAAAGTATGGTATAATGGGATTATCAAAGAACAGAGGTAATTGAAATGGCATTTAACTCATATCGTAAGGCTTATAATTACAATTTGGTGAAGGCAACCCCATTAACTCAGTTAATGGGTTATGAGGTGGGATTAACAATATATCAAGAAATTGTGGGTGAGGTGTTGCGATTAGTGAGAGGTAACGTATTTGTACAAAGTGATGAAATCGGTAAAAAAGTGAAACGGGAAATGGTTCGCTTTGAACAATATCTAATTACTCAACTCACTATAAATGCAGAATATGAATTTATGACCACTTATGAGATTAGGTATTGACAAACTAAAATAGTTATGTTATAATGATTTATGATAGTAAGCGAGTAACTTCGTTGAGGGTTAAGGCTAATAACCGCCTCGCAGTAATGACGAGTAACTTCGTTGAGGACAGGGCTAAGAACCACCTTACTATCATTAAGCGGACGTGGCGGAATTGGCATACGCGAGTGGCTTAGACCCACTATATTGCAGGTTCGAGTCCTGCCGTCCGTACTGAGGGTGAGAGGCAGATATGGCTTTACTGAGAACTGCGGATTAACGAGAGTTGAAAACAGAATTTCACAACTTCCCCGTCTAACTCACTTAACCTTTGGACGGACATATCTATCATTCCATCAAACACTTTACTGTTAAACCCACTCAGTAATTGCCCCACAGCCCCGTCAGTCCATTCTACTCTCACGAAGGCAGTTGAGGATTGTACTTTGAATTTACCGCCGTATTCCTTGAGGGCTTGACGGATTAACTTCGCCCCTTCAACGGGGAATATCAGGCGTGATGGGATATTTTTAATGTCATCTTGTTCGATAATAGTTGGTAACTTCATAATGTTATCCTTCACTCAACTACTCGAATTATTCGAGTAGTTGAGTGAATTTGTTTGATTATAATTCCATTCGATAAGAGTGAATTGATTCCATTGTATCTAAATTTTCAACGGTTACGATATTCTTGCAACCCGCACATTTCCCATTGTTCAGAAAAAATCAATGTAACCAAACATTGATTTTATCCAAACTTTAAGGTTATTTAGTTTGAGTTAAGAGTTATATTCAATATGGGGGAAATAGACTACCCACCCCATTCCTAAATTATCCCATCGGGACTGTTCAAATTCTTGAGTGAGCGAAGAGTCAAGGGTGATAATTTTGGCTGTTGCAACGGCCACGTTATCAAAGCCAATACAATGCGCCCCAAACCTCCACCGTCCTGAGTAACTAAACGGCTCATACCCCGCCAATTCAATCGTTTATCTATAGGTATTTACCCCATTTGTTGTCATAACACAATAATCTCATTTTGTCAACTCATTGACAAAGTAATTTATCTATGGTATGATATGACAAAGTGAGGTGGTAATATGGTAGAATATGACTTAATTAAGAAATTAGCAGATGATGGGTTGACGGATACGCAGATTGGTGAAGTGGTTGGGTTGACGGGGAAAGAGGTCGCTGCTCAATTGAGAGAAAATGGCTATTCGCTGACGGCTACGTTTGAGCAACGGGTGGCGATGAATAACGCGGGGTTTTCGATTTCAGAGATAGCCGATAGATTAAGAGTTAATCGGCAAGTTGTTCACGCTCAATTTAAGAGCCGTAAACAACCAATTATGAAATATCATTATCGTAACAGATTACCGTTACCCCCCAAAGAAACGTTACTCAGTGACTATGCCAACGGACTGAGTATTATGGCAATTGCCAAAAAATACAAAGTGTGTGGTTACACTCGATTACAACAACAATTCGCTGAGTGGAGCGTAGATACCACCGTTCACCGAAAAGGTGGTCGTAAGAAAAAAGCCTAACAAAAAAGACAGTCAATTGACTGTCTTTTTAAGTTAATTAAAGATGGGTTTAGGATGATATTTTGAAACAATCACTTGAATGATGGGTTTGGGTGTTGGTTCGTGGGCGGCGGCTAATGCTAATGCCCACGCCCAAAATTTATCGGCGTGATGTTTCTCAGTTTTATTGGTGTCAAACACTAAATTTTTACTTGCTGTAACAATGCGTTTAATGGAGTTGATTTGATAAGCTAATTCACGGTCTGTCGGTAGTGGCGTTTTATGTTGAGAAATGAGCATTTTGGCGTTTGTTGCCCATAAAGCCTTACTTGCATTTGAGAACAATACCCCTTCGGCCTTGTAAGGGAACGCCTTCCCTAATTTCTCCGCTAAATTCATGCCTAATCCGTTTCTATCAATAAAGAGTTTAACGATAGGTAACTTAGAAAGGGCATAACTTACAATGTCATATTGGTCATCAAAATCAACGTTGTCTAAACTAATCATTAACCGTAATGGATATGAGCTATCAACGGTTAAACCAATAAGAAAGAGTTCAGTCGTATTACGAGTTCGTCCAATGTCAAGACCTGCGGCAAAACTAATTTCTAAATGGTTTTTTAATAATTCGTCAATCGCCTCATACGCCGCAGTGGTATTTTTGTTAACGCAATCGGCTTTGAAACAAATGAGGTTATCGCTTGAAACGGTTCTAATCTCAGTAAATGAAATGAGACTTGTGGATTTATCGGTGAACGAACATTCAAATTCTTGTTGAAATGATTCAATCGCCACATTTTGAAAAATTGACTTTAAGCGGTCATTACCAAATCTCTCAACTCTTTCATCGGTGGGTAGAGTATGAGCAATTTTAATCGCCTCTTTCACGTTGAGACACATTCCAAACGTATGCCACCACGGGGTCTCTTTGCGTGAATACCCTGAGTAAGGTTGCAGTGTCTCAGTGAAGATTTCCCAAAACACCCCACTTGCCCCAAAAGGACTTGACCCAATGCGAACCCGTCCCCCCTTAGAAACAACAGGTAATGAGGCAGTGTAAATATCAAGGTCACTCTGAACGTGAGCAAATTCGTCAAGGTAAACGTTAAAGCGAGCTTTACCGCGAGGGGCTTTAGACGGCAGACTTATCAATCTAGCCCCATTGTCATACTCTAACCCTAATTGATTATTCACCACCAATTGCGGTAAACCCGATAACCGTAATCTCAAGTTATTCTCAATTTGACGAGCGTAACGGATTTTTTCAATCGCTTCGTTGTAATTGATAGACACAAAGAAACTTGACTGACCTTCTAAGAACGCATCGGCAACAGCTTCCGCCGATGCGGTGAAACTCCACGATACTTGACGGGATTTATTTTCAATTCTGAATTTTCCATCGTAACAGAAATGTTCAATTTGAAAATGTTCCCATCGTGCCGTCTCAACTCCCGAAGCGGCGGGTAAATCTAAATTGTCTAACAAAAATTGCGCCCGTTTAGTCAATTTCATCAAATATCGTTAACGCCTCTTTCACTTGTAATGCCGCTTTATTTTGTCGTTCTGTCCATTCACTGAGACTCATTGTGACAACTTCAACGGGTTTGGTGTTCTCAAGTTCTAATTTTTCATTATAGCCCCGATTACGACCAATGGTTTTGAGCATAAACGTAATCGCCCATGGTTGACCTTTCTGAACCGCAGCGATTAAATTTAACTCTGCTACGTCCAATACCTGTCCTCTCGCCGCATCGACTATTGCCTGTGCTTCAGGGTAATCTCTCAAGTAATGAAACATTGTGACGTGAGAGATTTTGAGATTTTTGGCCGCTAAATACACCCCACCACGACAACGCTCTAATTCAGCGAGTATTACAGGTAATGGAATTTTCTTTTTTCGATTGCGTTTTTTCTTTTCCATATAACAAATTGTACTCATAACAATCAACAGTGTCAATTTGTTATATGGATTAGATTATCTTATAATGACTGAACGGAGATACTATGAATTACTATTGCCCTTATTGCTCAAATTACACGCCTATCACCACCCCTATTCTTGCAGGTGGTTTATCAATGACTTGTATCCATTGCAAAAACGAAGTGATGATTTTGTTACATCCTGTCAACAGTGAGTTTTTCGGATTAACAGACCGATTAAAGAAAATTTTGTTACAAGGCGGAATTACTACGTTAACTCAATTATTGGAACAAAAAGATACTCTAACCTCAATTAAAGGGATTGGTGAAAAGAGTCTCACTGAGATTGATAATTTTTTTGAAAGTATGGGTATTGAAAAAACACCATCACTATTCGAAGGGTTTCTCAACAGTGGTGATGTTTTAGTTATCTGTGGTAATACAAGGATTGATACGGGGATTAAATTAATGAGGGCGGCGGTGTTAGCGGAATCATTTTTGGGTTTTCTCTGCACTAAGCAAAATGAAGTATTTTACATTACAGATGATAAAACCCCATTGTTGAATTATTCTTTTAATGAGAGTGAGATAACTCAAATGAATGAGCATTTGATATTACTTGACGGAATATCCGATGACAGTATTAGTAAATTTTTAGCACTTTTAAGTCGTCCCATCAATCTCATTTGTCTTGACATCAACGGTTTTGTAGAGAATCAAAAACACCTACTGTCTAATCTCAAGACAGAATGTCTCAAGTTCAGAACAGTAGGTGTTATTATCATCAATACTCCCTCTGCGTGGTTGATTGATAATGCAAACTCTGTTATCTTTTGTGAAGATACAGAACTTAAATTATATAAAGATAATCAACTTACAGTATTTTCCAACGGTGAAACTGTGGAGTAAAGAGGCATTTTTCCCATAAATCTTTGCGCTCATAGTAAGTATTTAAGCCTTCAACCGTAAAATGCCCTGTTGCCCAAAACAGTTCGTCAATCGGTGTTATCCAATGCCCTGCTTGATATTCTTCGTATCTCAGAATGTCATCTTTTTTGATGATACCACCATCTACGTCAACAGGGGCAACGTATTCAAAACCAATGACGGTTACAAGCGTATCAGGGGAACATTTATTAAACTCACAGAAAAAAGTTATAAACTGTTCAGGTGTCCATTTAGGGAATCCTTCCGCAATTACGTCTTGTTGAGTAATTAAATTCAACGGCTCATACCGATGTTCAGTCACTCTTATTTGACATAAATAACGAACCTTTTCCCCTTTCTTAAGCCCCTTGTCAATGGCGTTTAATATCTGCCCCACTTTCACCTTATCCCACCCTAAACGGCGGGTTTTTGTTTTTGTACGGGCAATAATTTGGGGGGTTGTTTTGTGAAATGAAATGTTCATTATGGTAGTAACCTGTACAGTATGTGAGAGTGAGGGGAATCGAAACCCTTAAAGTTAGTTTTGAGTTAATTATTATGTCACTACGCTAACTGTGAGGAGTCCAATCCTCAACACTCTCAGAATAACACGATTGTTTGATTTTGTCAATTATACCCTATAACCCCCCATTGTAGGGTCTCGTCTTACCATAAAGGGTAGCTCAAAATTAGCTACCCTTTATTTCTAGTGGAGATGGCGGGTATCGAACCCGCGTACTACAGTCCTCACTAACTCATTCGCTGTAAACCATTAACCCTTCGCAAAACGGTTAATTTACCTTGAATAGTAGTCGCTATCGTGTTGCTGTGCGCCTTCGTGATAGCCTCTTAGACCGTAGGCGAAAACCATTTCATCCCCTAAATAATAAAACCATTATACTCTAATCATCATAGTTTGTCAAATAGGGTGAGTATATTTGAGCAATTCGAGTAAACGGGATTCAGGGTGTTTCCCTAACAGTTTCTTGAGTTTCTCATAAGTTTCGGTGGGGAAGGTTAAATTGAGTATCATTTCATCGGTAGGGACTTCGGGGGTGATGTTAGCGTCAGCTAACAATTCGTCAATCTCTTCGGGAAAATAATAATCTGAAACATCTAAACCTTGAGTGATGTCGGCGTAAAGATTGGGGACATTTAGGGCATAATCAACTTTGGCGGTTTGATTGTCTGCGATGGTCATTAAACGGCCTGTGGGGGTGTTAATGTCCACGTCAGTTCGTTCTATAATGACCATTTCATCGCCCTCTGTTTCAATGACCATTATCTCAGTAACGCCCATTTCTAAAGCGGCAGCGAAGGTTTTATTACCGCCCATAATGTTATCATTCATATCAAATAACAAAGGACGGGTAAATCCGTAATCGTTGATGGATTTTTTAATGAGGGTTTTGCCTCGTTCAGTGCCATCGTTGTAATTGTTTGTGTCGGGTGTAACTTGAGTGACGGGTATGATTAAGTGAGACATAATTTTATAATGGCCTCTTCGGGAGTTGCAGCAAGTTTCGCTAACTCTGTTGTTACGAAAAAATATTCTTGTGAAGTAAACTCCAAATGAAATGATTTGTCTTTACTTGTCGCCCCCCCACCTTTTTTGGGTTCATCGGTTTCAGGTTGAATTTCACCAATAATTGCCACCAATTCCTCTTCGGTGAAATAAGGGGTTAAATCTAACCCCTTTTCGATATGATATAACAATTCCTCATTGGAAACGGCGTAATTGATTTCGTGAGTACGATTATCGGCTAACTTGAGTAACTGCCCCATTTCCGATTTGATACTCACATCTTTACGGCGAACCGCTATTAACTGAGAACCATCACTTTTAACAAAAATAGCCTTCGTAAGATTAGAGGCAATCGCCGCACTGACCGTTTTATTACCCCCCATCATCACTCTGTTACCATCAGCAAAACCACCACGCCCTAACCCCAATGTCGTAATGGATTGCGTTAATAAATGTTCCCCACGCATTGTCCCCTCATTCAAATTGTGGTCATCTAAAATAACGGTACTTAAATCATCATAAACTATTTCGTCCATAATTGAGCATACCCCTCACTGAGTAACCACGCATTAATGTCAACTCCCTGTAACGTGGTTATATTTGCAATATAACGACCATAAACGTCTCGTTTATCCTTAACAGTGTCAATCATCACTGTCGTTCCCTCTATTTTCCCCTTCAATGCCTCATAACTCACTCTACCCGCCCCTGAACTCAACTCAGGGGCGTTAATCCGCCCTAACCGCAACCTCTGCTCTGTACTCACCCCAAACCCCAAATCTACCATCCCTATCACCGTATCACCATCTATCACCCGCTTTATTAACACCTTGTAATTATACATCAATACTCCGTTTAACTTTAATTTTATGGGGCGATTATGATACCGTACTCCACGCCGATTCCAAAATCGGAATGAAACATTTCATCAAAAACCACCCACCCAAACTATTCGATTTTTGGGAAATATAATCATCGTTATACCATAGTAATAACCTTAAAGTTTGATGAAAATAGGATTTACCCTATTGACAAATACCAATAACTATGGTATAATGGTATACATAAGAGAGTAAGTCAAACAGGAAGTGAGACGTATGAGCCACTACTGATTGAGGGTAGAGACCAAACTACCGTAAACAAAGAGCAAGTTGATAAACTACTCACTCATTGAATAAACAAGAATAGACCTGAGCAACGTCACGAAAAGGCTTACCGAATGAGAATAAACAAGAATAGACCTGAGCAACGTCACGAAAAGGCTCACTCAAGAACTAAGGGGCGGCACTCTTAGAAAGACCTTAAGGGCAGTTTAGACTTTAAGGCACAAGACCTCAGAGGCGGCACTTTGAGGCAGAACAATACCCTTAGCGGCATAAGGGTCAAAGACCAACGGGCGGCACTGTTGGCAATTAACAATAGCATATCGGTGCGATAGAGGGGATTAAGAGGTCGGTAACTCTCTCCCGCTAATGGAGCGATTTCATCAGGGCGCAGGATTTAATAGAGTTAGCGGGAGTAATAAAGTCCCGCTAACTCACTCAAGAATATGGTGGGTCATTTAATAAGCTGAGGTACGCTTCGGTGAGGCAAGATGATTGACGGTACTTAGTTTCGATTTGTTGATGACTAAGGCAGAATCAATAATGGTGGTTCGAATCCATTCCCCGCTTGACTAACATTTACACCTTAAACGGTTTACGATATAATTAACGACTTAACAATCTAGTAACAATTAGTGATAGGATAATTGTGAAGTTGTTGTTAAGTCAGCTAACATATTATTTTGATAACGGTTAAAAGAGAAATTATGTACGGGTGATGGGACTCTTCACAAACAGGGGGATATAGCGAACCCTTGAGATAACCGAAGGCAGAAACGGACTTCACTCATAGTATAAAAAGGCTAGAATAATTCTCCATTTGCTACGACCTCTATGTGCGAATAATGATGATTAGCATTTAATGACTTAATAATCTAGTAAACGTAACTGATAGATTACGGCGAAGTTGTTGTTAAGTCACTCACGAAACAACCTTTAACGAAAGTATAATTTTTCATCAGGTACATTACGGTAAGACCCATAACCGTACAGTTATAGTGGCGGGGGCATTAAGATGACATAATACCGTAATATAGTATACAAAGCTAGAATGATGAAAAATGGGCATCAATACCTCTTAAAATCAAAGGTCGTTAAGTGAAACAACACCCTACTCAGTTGAGTAGGGTGTTTAGTGTTATATCAGGATATTTCTGTTGTAATTTAACGAATATATCCCCAAACGTCACACAGACAATGTTTACGTTATGATTGCTGTAACCTTTACTTAAAGGGAATATGTTACGACATTCATTAAATGACCACATTTTTACCGCCTCTTTTGTAGGCATTGTTACGATGTAGTTTTTAATCTCATTGTTATTTCCAATGACTGCCGTAATGGATACACTAAAAATGAGTTCGTGATATAACTTTGCAATATCACTCATTACAGCACTTTTGGTAAAGTAATACCCGTTTGTCCTTGATATTTCCCTTTACGGTCTAAGTAACTCACTTCACAGAGGGCATCAGCTTGCAAGAACAACACTTGTGCAACGCCTTCATTGGCATAAATACGGGCGGGTAGGGGCGTAGTGTTGGAGATTTCAATGGTGATATAACCCTCCCATTCAGGTTCTAAAACCGTCGGTGGTGAAACCAACCCACAACGGGCATACGTGGATTTGACGGTCATTAAGCCGATTAGATGACGAGGTATTTTAATGTATTCAATCGTTCTTGATAAAACAAATGAGTTAGGCGGGGCAATGATAAATGTTCCCTTGTCATCTTTATGTAACACCCCATCAACAAAAGATAATTCATCAAAAGCTTTGGGGTCAATGACGATACCGTTAACATTGGTGAATATCTTAAATTCGTCCGCCGCACTCACGTCATACCCGTAACTTGAAAGACCAAACGAAACTCTCCCTTTTCCCTGTTGCGTTTCAGTGAACGGAAATATCATCTCGTGTTCTAAAACTAATTGTTTAATTTGACTGTCAGCTAACATAAACACCCCCTTTCTCATTGGCCTCAATAATGGCTTTACTCAAGCCCGATAACTCACTCTTAGTGCCACGTTTCCCCATTTCCAATAACTCCGTTAATATCCACGCATCATTACGGTTACTCATATCATACCCGTAAACTTTAGCGTGTGTCCTAATACTACGAACCATAATCTGTCGTTGTGATAATACTACCAAAAATAACATTATAGTCAACCCAATCACAAAACTAAAACAATTTGTTACAATTATAACTGTCATTTCAAGATACTCCTAAAAAGTCGTTTA